CCCCATACACACGCCTGTCGATATCTATATGAATATATGCCCTGTTAAGTCAGGTGGCTACTCTGGCTACATGGCTACCAAGGTCATTCTACCCCGTCTGTGGGAATCTACACGACCAAACACAGAAGCCGAAGCGCCTCGCTTTTCAAGCGGGCGACGCGACCCGACTTCCTTGATGTCCGAAGTCGCTTAGGAAGTCCACGATATCGTGGATATCGGCGATTTCAGTGAGAAGCGAAGCGCCACAGTACCGAAATCGGGTTATCTCGTCGGTCAGGTCGGCTTAACATAATAAAATCGGTTTAACATAATAAAATCTTGGTATTATGTAAAATAATATCTGGGCAATAACCATGCCATTTTACATAATAACTATTTTGCGTATTATGTAAAAATAGCCCCCTATTACCTACTAAAGTTATATAATAGCTTTACGTTGGCAGTTTGGCCAGCGCAACTAGCTAAGGTAAAGTAACATGGCTAAAACAGCAGTAATAGCGGTAAACCCTAAATTTAAGGGTAACTACCGGGGCGCGCGCGCAGCTTGGCAGGGTACAATGGCCAGCTTTGTAGGCAAGCCCGTAAGCGCATTTGCAGCGCATGTAACAGCAAATGCACCTAGTATGCCCACTAAAGGTAAGCTGGCAGGCAAACCAGAACCGGTTGCCGGTTGGGTTAGCTTTTTAACCCAAGCTAGCACCAAAAACGGGCAAACCCCGGCCTTTATACTAAAGTAAGGTAAGGCAAGGTAGCCCCGGTAAACGGGGCTATTTTACATATTGTAACGATATATTATGTTAAGTAGCGATTTAACATAATGTAGCGATTTCATTATGTTAAATAGATTATATTATGTTAACAAGATTATATTATGTTAAACGAGTGTGTTATGTTAAACGAGGGAGTATTATGTTAAACGACAGTATTATGTTAAGTCCCCCCTGACTCTTACCCCTAAACATACATATACATCTACTCGTGCCAGCCGTATAAAATGAGGCTAGGAGCTCCTCTTAGAGTACTTGCTATTCGGTGCCTGGAGGGGGTATAATTCTGACCTATGAGTAAGAGCCAAACTATTCAAAAGTTTATCCCAGCGGAAGACTACGTCGAGTCCGAAGAGGCAGAGACGGAGCGCGTCTACAAAGATGATCAGCCGTACAGCGACGTAGCTGAGGACTGTAAAGAACTAACAGACCTAGCCACGAGCGGCAATGGTGTATCACGGATTAGTGTACCGCGCGAGCTCCAAAGGAAAAGAGTGGTCAACGCCTTCCAGGATGCGTTTGAGCTTATAGGAGGTGTCCCCCGCCTCGCGCATTGGGCCGATCAGAGTCCGTCCGCGTTTTACAAGCTCTACGCTCGGTTACTCCCCACGACCGCACAACAGCAGTTGGAGCATAGTGGGGAGATAATCGTTAAGCATGTCTTACCGCGTGGACCCCTGGATACCGAGGATGGGCATCGTGCCAGCCAAGACACCGAGACAGCATAGAGCGATGGCCGCTGCTGCGGCCGGGAAATCAACGATAGGAATTCCACAAAGCGTAGGGAGAGAATTCATGCCAAAGCATAACTATTCAACAGGCGGAACGATGGGCGGCGGATCAGTAGGAGCTGCTGCTGGGAGTAACATGGAGTACCGTCACGATGGGCCGCACAAGAGTCGTAACCCTACCACTCGTGGTACGAAAGATATGGGGTACGCGACTGGACACGGGAGCAGGAACAAGCAAACTCCCGGCAACTACTACGTCCAGGACGGGAGGATGAAGATGCAGAAGTGCATGGTCTACCGTATGAGGGACAATTCAGGCTCCGGCGAAAGCTCCGCGGAGATGAAAGGTGGGTCGTACCATAATCCCCACCGCGGAGGATACTGATGGCGGACACCCCTGACGAAAAGGGCTGGTTTGACGAGCTGATGGCTGCGTTCGGGAGTAGAGAAGATGCGAGTCCAAAAGAGCGGGAGATGGTCCGCGCCCCGACCCCTAAGCCCCCGACATTCGTACAGGGGGATGACGAATCAAGAATGGATTACACGTTGCGTAAGAAAAGGGAAAAGCGAGCGTACGATAAGTTGCTGCGAGATATGGATGCTTCCCCAGAAGACTACATGGTTCCAGCAGCGGCAGCTCAAGCTGAGGCCACCGAGGAGATATCTCGATTCAATCGCAGGCAACAGTTAGATTTGGCTGAGACGGAACAAGGCTTACTGGCAGATGAAGGTCCGTAATGGTTGGGAACACCTTCAACAAAGGTATACCGAATGATAATGTATACCTAATTGAAACGGCGGATGACTTACCGGAGGTACTAAGCCAGTGGACTCTTTACAACCTTCAGTTTGATCCTGGCTCCGGTGCAGGACTTTATTTTTCGCCTGATGGACTCTCTCTTGTCAGGCTGGCTGCTGGGGGAGGTGGCGGAGGGGTCGCCTCCTTCAACACCAGGATAGGGATTGTTACCTCTATCGCTGCGGATTATGCAGGGTTCTACGTTGACTCTTTTAATACGCGCATAGGGGCAGTCGTTCCTCTTACTGGTGATTATGCAGGATTTTACGTTGATTCATTCCAAGGTAGGACAGGAGCAGTTGTTACTATTGAGGATGACTATGATACTTTCTACTTAGTCAAAGGGGCAGGTCCTGGCCAAACTGTTGTCGGAGATGTAGACTTTACCGGGGATGTTGAATTCCGCAATATCCAGGGTGTGAAGTTTGGGCCAAGTACAGAGGTAGAATTACGGAACCCTACGGATGATTCAACATGGTTCTTACAGTACACAGGATTCTTTTGTGAATTTGGAGTATTTGGGGATGACTTCCAAGATATAGCCTTCAATTTTGGCAACAGCTTTACAGAATTCCGGTTTGGGGCTCCTCTCTTACTACAGGAAAGAGCCACAGCAATCAATGGACCATCTACACACGGACAACTTTGGGTGCGAGATGATGACCCTAACATTTTGATGTTTACTGATGGCAATGATGATGATTGGATCGTTACCGTTACGTCAGCATAGGAGATAATAATGGCCCGCAGGATTCCGAAACCCAAGAAAGTCAAAAATGGCAAGATCGAGGTTGAGGGCGATCCTGCGATCTTTGATAGGTTCTTTGCAGAGCGGGAGCGAGATCGTCTAGTAGAGCGCCTGGACCGAATTACGATACAGAAGGCAGAATTCGAGGATGAGGTTGACAATGTGCAGGACGAAATAGACTCATGGAATGATGTAATCTCCCAGCTTCCATGAGTAAACAAATTGAGGTATATTATGAGCCACGAGCAGCGTTCTTGCCCTTCCACGCACGTCAGGAACGATGGGCGTGTATCGTCTTTCACAGACGAGGAGGAAAAACGGTTGGTTGCATCCATGATTTGCACACACGAGCGTTATACACTCCAAAAAAGAATGCAAGATACGCTTATATCGCCCCGTTCTACCGGCAGGCCAAGGACGTTGCGTGGATGTACCTCAAGGATGCGACGCAAGACAGTGCGTTCAAGGTAAAGGAAAGTGAACTATCAGTTGAATTATTTAACGGCGCTAAGATTACCCTCTACGGCGCTGATAACCCGGACGCTCTTCGTGGATTATACCTTGACGGAGTTATTTTGGATGAATTTGGTGATTGTAGGCCGTCTCTCTGGGGTGAGGTCGTTCTACCTTGCCTCGCAGATCGCAAGGGATGGGCAGTCTTCATTGGAACGCCTAAAGGAAAGAATCACTTCTGGCAAGTAAGGGAGCGGGCGAAACGTGAGAAGAATTGGTTCTACCTTGAGGTTAAGGCAAGTGATCCTGGGTGTGTCCTCCCCGAGGAAGAGCTTGTTGAAATGCGAGCTCAGATGTCAGAGGCTCAGTACGACCAGGAGCTTGAGTGCTCCTTTGAAGCAGCGGTACTAGGGACATATTATGCTAAACAGATATCACTTATGGAGTCTGGCCGCATTGATGGCAAGCCAGGAGAACCGCAAATTGGAATTTACAAGCACGATCCGGAGTTTCCAGTTCACGCTTCTCAGGATATCGGGTATAGTGATTCAAATGCAATTTGGTTCTGGCAGCATAGAGCTGACGGCATCGCAGTCATTGACTACGAAGAACATCAGGGAGAGGCGCTGTCTTTCTACTTTGAGTTGTTAAGGAACAAACCTTATGATTATGAAACTATCTGGTTACCTCACGATGCTAAGGCAAAGAGTCTTCAAACTGGCCGCTCCACTGTTGAACAGTACCTTGCTCAAATGGATGACGACGGGAACGGAGCGTTCCCAATTAGGATTGCTCCTCGCCTTGATGTACAGCACGGCATTGACGCTGTTCGTTTTATACTCCCTCATTGTTACATAGACCAAGCGAACTGCGGGAATGGCATTGAGGCACTACGAGCATATAGGAGACGGTACGATGAGATAACTAAAGCCTTCAGCCCCAAGCCTCTGCATGATTGGAGCTCTAATGGAGCTGACGCCTTTAGATATTTTGCTCTGGTAGCTAAAGAAAAGGTTGAAACCCGCTCTGTGAGCCAGATTTTACAGCAAGAAAACTACGCGCCTCCAGGAATTACCCTGGATGCTCTATTTCAGGACCGGGCAATGCGAAAACCCCGATTTAATAGGCAACGAGTATGAGTACTGACCAACGAACCCCGATGGGGAGTACCCTTTCCCCAATTAGGACTGTTAAAGAGTTCAAAAATACTCCTACCGGCTGGTATAAGAGGTGGGACTCTGAAATGGTCGCTGCCAACAAGCGAATTCGCAAATGGCACAGGCAAGGGGATAAAATACAGGCTCGTTATGCTGACCGAAGAGGTATGCAGGGGAGTCGAGGGTACTCTACGGACGAAACTGGCGAAGGTGCGATGGGCGGGAATATGTTCAGAGTGAACTTATTCAACGCTAACATCAATACTCAACGCTCTATGCTATACGGCAGCACCCCGAAAGTTGATGTCTCTAGGCGTTTTGCTGACGCAGATGACGACGCGGCGCGGGTGGGTTCACTTATCCTCAATCGTTTACTGAACACCAGCATTGAGGCCAGCGGTGATGACTACAAGTCCTCACTTCAGTACTCGCTAGATGACAGGCTGCTCCCCGGCCTCGGCATTGCGCGTGTTCGCTATGAAGTGGAGATGGAAAAGGTTGAACACAAGGAGATTGTTGGGGAAGATAATGTAGTCCAAGCTGAGGCTTACGTTGAACAGAAAGTTATTAGTGAAAAAGCCCCGGTGGACTATGTTCACTGGGATGACTTCCGGTGGGGCTGGGCGCGAACGTGGTCCGAGGTTCCGTGGATTGCCTTCCGGTCGTATCTGACCAAGGATCAGGCTACTACACGATTTGGTAAGGAGTTTGGCGAACAACTCTCATATAAGAATAAAAGTATTGGTGAACTGGTTGAAAAACGGCTTACCGCAGAAGAAACAGCGGATGCGTGGGACAGGGCTGAAGTGTGGGAAATCTGGGATAAGAAAACGAAACAAGTTTTCTGGTGGTCTAAGAATTTTGAGCGCATCCTGGATAAAAAGAAGGATCCTTTGGGATTATTTGGCTTCTGGCCCACGCCAGAGCCTATGCTCGCTAATTGCGTCTCGAATCTGCTCTTGCCGCAGCCGGACTTTGCCATCGCTCAAGACCTCTACAACGAAATCGATGAGTTGGCTACGAGGATCGGCATAATTACGACTGCGGTGAGGGTAGTCGGTGTTTACGACGAAGGCAACGACGGTGTCAAGCGTATGCTGGAGGAGGGTTTTGAGAATGACCTGATCCCCATGAAGAATTGGGCGCAGTTCTCCGAAAAGGGTGGTTTAGACGGCACAGTTGACTGGCTTCCTATTGCAGATATGGTCGCTGCCCTTGAAAAGTTGGTCCAACAGCGTACTGATTCTATGGCCCTCCTATATGAGGTCACAGGGATGGCAGATATTGTCAGAGGAGCATCAGGACCGCCTCGTGAATCAGCTACTGCTGCTGAGGGTAAGAAAACGTTCGCTTCTATACGCATACAGGCTCTACAAGAGGACTTCGCACGGTTTGCCAGTGACCTTATGGCGCTGAAGGGTGAAATTATCTGTAAGCACTTTGAGCCTAAGACCATTATAGAAGACTCTAACATCATGCGAACGGCTGATGGCCAGGATCAAAAGCTAATTCAGTCAGCTATACAGCTTCTTAAAGACCCAGAGGAGGCTGTATGGCGCATTGAGGTCCGACCAGAGTCAGTGGCTATGGTGGATTACGATAAGATGAGGCAGGAGCGGGGTGAGTTCATCCAGTCTGTTTCTACTTTCATGCAATCGGCTGCCCCTCTAGTACAGATGGATCCAAATGCCACTCCCACGCTTATTGAGTTGCTCAAATGGGCAGTCGCAGGGTTCAAGGGTAGCCGTGAGATTGAGGGTACGCTTGACAGGGCTATTGAAGCCATGAAGAAAGCCCAAGAAGCGGAGGCGGCGCAGGAGAAGGAAGATGAGCCTAGTGAAGCCGAACTGGAGATGCAGCGGTCCGCCCAAGAGCACCAGCAGGATATGGAGCTACAGCAGACCAAGCATCAGCAGTCCATGCAGGAGCTACAAGCCAAGCATCAGTCGGATATGAAGGAGGCACAGGTAGAGTTCCGGATGGAGATGAAGAAAATACAGGCCGAAATGCTGGCGGCGATACAAGAGGAGATTGCACAGGGGCAGGCAGCGATGGTGCAGGACGACCGCGAGACAGACAATACCATAAAGATAAAGAAGACGCCAGCGGCTACCACAGAAGTGAAGATGGGTAATGGCTCGTAGAACTTGGCGCCAGATTCCCGGCAGGGGGATGGTGGAGGTTACGCCCTCCAGTAGCCTCCCCCAGGATGATATGCGGTTTGACAGCCCCTTCATAAGCCCTGTTGATGGCAGCTTGATTAATAGTAAGAGAGATTTGCACGACCATAACCGTCGGAACAATGTTGAACAGACATCTGACGGCCATATGCAGGACTGGCAGACTAAGGGTAAAGAACGTGAAGATTTCTTAGGCGGCAGGACTGGAAAAGAAGAACGAATAGAGGCCATAAAAGAGACCCTCTACAGATTAGGAGAACGACCATGACTGGTGATACAATGCGTGAGGCTATGGAGTCTGCATTTGATGGAGCAGAAAATGAAGAAGAGCAAGAAGAAACAGGGGGATCCCCAGAGGTCACCCCGGAGCCCTTGGGGGCTGCCGAAGCCGAAGCCGGGGAGGAAGCCGGGGTCGGGGCGGCCGAAGAACCCGAAGCCGTTGAACCAGGACAAGGTGATGCAACAGAAGACCCTCCTGGGGAACCGCTACCTGTTGAAGCCGCTCCCGCAGGGGATGCTGAGCCTCTTGGAGGAGATTCGCCAGCGCCCGTTTCCTGGACACCGGCAGCCCGTGAACATTGGGCAGGAATCTCTCCAGAAGCAAAAGCCGAAATCAATAAACGGGAAGGGGACATTGCTAGAGGACTTCAGCAGGCTTCCGGGCATAAACGCGTCGCTGATGAATATTTTAAGACGGTAGCCCCGTTCCAGCAGTATATCCAAGCTGCCGGGTCAACGCCTGCTCAGGCAATAACAGAGTTGATGACTACTGCTTCGCAGTTGACGGCGGGCTCCCCCGCTAAGAAGGCAGAGGTAGTACGAAACATCATTAATGAGTATGGTGTGGACATTACTATGCTGGATGAATTACTGTCTGGTCAGCCAGTGTCTGAAGATCCTAATGCTCCATTACTCGCCGCTATTGATGAGCGGCTTGCGCCCATGAATGATTTTATGGGGAATGTGCAGCATGGACGCCAGGAGCAGGCCAATGAAGTAAACCAAGAGGCAGCTACTGAGTTAGGAGCTTTCCAGCAAGCCAATACTGAGTTTTACGACGACTTGCGGGAAGATATGGCCGACCTTATGGAAATGGCCACTAATCGAAATCGTGAGATGACGTTAGAGCAAGCCTATAATCATGCGGCTAACGCTCATCCTGAAATTGGGCCTATCCTAAAACAGCGAGCAGCGGCTGAGGCTGGCAAGCTGGACCCAGCAGCAGCGGCAGCTAAGATAGCCGCAGCTTCCAGTATTCGTGGGTCTGCTAATAGCGGAGGGGGCTTACAGGCTGCTGGGGATGATATCCGATCTACAATTACTGAGTTATGGGATGATGCAGGAGGAGACGTCGGGCACGGATAGCTTGCAGTTCACCCCTTATATATGCTATCCTACACGAGAACTAGGAACTCCCAGCCTTAGCGCAGATTCCCCAAGTTGGCAGAAAATACTCTTTTCACATCAAGCCATGGAGGAATCATAAATGGCATTCCCAAATGTTAGCGATATCATTGCGACAACGATTGAGAGTCGTACGCGCAAAATTGCTGACAACGTCACCGCGAACAACGCCCTGCTGAGTAAGCTCAGCATGAAGGGCAAGATCAAGCCGGCCTCCGGTGGTACAAAGATCTTGCAGGAGCTCAGTTTTGCTGAGAACTCCAACCAAGGCTGGTATAGCGGTTACGACCTTCTGCCTGTTGGTGTATCGGACGTGCTCAGTGCTGCTGAATACGATTGGAAACAGGCGGCGGTCCCCGTTGTCATCTCTGGCCTGGAGATGTTGCAAAACTCCGGCCGGGAGCGCATGATTGACCTTATGGAAGGTCGGTTGGGCGTAGCAGAATCAACCATTGCAAATCTCATAAGTGACGGTCTGTACTCCGACGGAACTGGATCAGCTGGTAAAGAAATTACCGGCCTTGATGCAGCCATCCCGGTTGACCCAACGACAGGCACTTATGGGGGAATCGATCGGGCAACCTTCACCTTCTGGCGTTCGCAAGTGCAGACCATAACGGTCACTGCCGCAAACGTGCAGCAAACGATGAATGCTCTGTGGTCAAGTCAAGTCCGCGGATCAGATCGACCAGACTTACTCCTGATGGATAACCTCTTCTGGCAGATTTACGTTGCATCCTTACAGGCTCAGCAGCGTTTCAATTCGCCAGAGGTTGGCAACCTCGGGTTCCCTACCCTGAAGTTCATGGACGCAGACGTGGTCCTTGACGGTGGTATTGGCGGCTTCGTTCCGGCAAGCACGATGTTCTCGCTTAACTGCGACTACATCTTCTACCGTCCCCACAGCGACCGGAACATGGTCCCGCTTTCGCCGAACCGTCGGTACAGCACTAACCAGGATGCAGAAGTGCAGATCCTGGCATGGGCTGGCAACTTGACGTCCAGCGGCTCGCGGTATCAGGGTCGTATTAACGGCGCGTAAGGGCTCACGCTTCAGTCGGGGTTTCGGCCCCGGCTCTTTTTAAGAGGTAATTTGAAATGGTAGGATTAGCAACAGCCGAAGGACGAATCGGAGCAGTTGACCCTGACGCCCGCAAGCTGATAAACTCAGACGGAGGTGTGGATGGATTCCCCCATGCTGACTTCGCTCTGAACACCCAGCAGAAGGGGTCGGACGGGTTCATGCACCTGTACGTCCAGGCAAGTGGCGCTATCCCAGCATCCCAGACTGACATTTCGGTTGACGCCGCAGGTCAGGCGACGGATGGTGGTGGAACATTCGTGAATACACTCGCATTCGCTGACAACGAGTTCGGGTTTGTTCGCAATGTCACGCGTACAGCGGACGCCACCTAAGAACGGATTGGGGGAGGATTCCCTCCCCCATTTCTTATGTTCTTTAGTAACGGAAGTTTACTAAACAATGAAGGCGAGCTTCAGAACACTCTTGTTGCTGCGGGCTATGGACCTTTATCAACTGATGTGCGAATCAATGGCACTTTGCATGACTTCAATGGTCGTATGTATACCACGGTGGATGCGAATCAAGGTGCTACTGATGTGCTCATTAACGGCATAAGACACACTAATCAAGGTGTCAGGTATTTTGACCAAGTAGGTCCTTTTCTACCGTACCCAGAAGGGTTTTCTGTTACGGATAGTGATGGGCGTCAAAGTGCTGTTGGGGGCGGACAAGGGACATCTTTTGTTCATGGGATTGCTGTTAATGGTGCGGGAGGTATATGTGTTTCAGACCTTCCGGGTGGTCCTGGTGTAGATAACTGGCAGCTTGAAGAAAATCTTGACGCTTGGGAGTTAGAAGATAGCTCAGGCGTATGGTTATTGGAGTAAGGTATGGCCGACGAAAAAATCTCTGGCGTTCCCGCAGTAGTAACTCCAGCAGGGACTGACCAGTACGCGACAAACCAAGGCGGAGTAAGTAAGAGTACTACCCTCTCCCAGATACTTGCAGAAGTCCCCGCAGCAGGCGATGTATTCAAGGTAGGTACTCCGGCTGTTGATCAAATTGGTGTGTGGACCGGCGATGGGACTATTAAGGGTTTCGCAGGCTTTAAGTTTGATGGGTCGCAGTTACTTCTCCCTAACTACTCGTTTCCTAATGCTGATGGTGCAGTTGATCAAGTTCTGGTTACTGACGCATTGGGTGTCTTATCCTTTAAGGATCAATCAGTTGGGGGTGGCTTGCTCAGTGCAGACTACCGATTCAGTACTTCTACTGTTGATGCTGATCCTGGCCAAGGACTATTCAGGTATAACAATTCTGACCCCTCCTTAGTAACAGAAATCTTCATTGATGATCTTACGCAGGGGGGCGTAGATATCTCCAATATCTTGGGGATTATTGACAGTGGAGATAGGCTGTATATACAGAGTACGCAGTTCGCGAATCAATTTATAGTCTTTGATGTCAGTGCGCCGTCTGTAGACAATACTGGTTACTTCACCATTACTGGTGTAGTTTCAAACAATGGTGATCTCCACGCTAGTAATACTCGCTGCATAGTTGTTCTGCAAATTGGAGCAATAAGTGGTGGGGGTGACGTCTTTAAGGTCGGTACGCCAGCTAACAATCAGCTCGGTGTATGGACTGGCGATGGCACGATTGAAGGTGACCTAAACTTCCAAGTAGTCGGATCAGCATTCCAAGGGGTTTCCGGTAGCGGGCCTGAGCTACGAAATGTCGGTGGTGTTAATGTTCACCCCAGAAAGAATGACACCGATACTGGCCTCGCTAGTCGTGGTGACAATAGAATAGCTCTGGTTGCACAGGCAATTGACGGAATAAAACTAATAGGAGCCTCTGCTGCTGTACTTCAAGTTCATGATACGAGGGTAGGACTTACTGCATTCGCAGGGGGTGGACAAGGAAGCGCGACACAACTTAATGCGAGCTATAGCATCATAGGTACTGTCGCAACTACGGGGGACTCGGTAAAATTCTCAACCACCTTAGAAGTAGGCCTCGTCAATTACGTTAAGAACGACGGAGCGAATGCCATGGATCTCTTCCCCGCAGGAGGGGATGATCTTGGTCTCGGAGTTGGCGTCGCTATCTCGGTTGCTGCTGGTAAGTCAGTAGCGTTCATTGGAACGGTTACAGGTTCAGTATCGACTCAGTTTATATTCCAGGAAGCAGGGGCATCCTTCCCACTGTTGGCCCCCGACGGAACGGCAGGTGCTCCCTCGTATAGTTTTGCTAGTGATCCTGACACAGGTATTTTTCTTTCCGGCCCAACCAGTATGGAAATAGCCCTCGCCGGAGTGTCTCACTTTGAATTTACTAGTACATCCTTTGGTGGAAAAATCGCTGGTGGTCCCAGACTAGTTGATGAGTTGGCAACAACCACCAACCCCACTTTAATTCCGAATAAATCTGATACCGACACAGGTATCGGTTGGAACGCCGCAGATGCACTCTCACTTATTGCTGGCGGAGTTGAGATGCTTCGTCTTACTGAAACTGGCGACTCCGACACAGATCAAGTCTTCCTCCCCCGTAATGGATCTGCTGCTGCTCCGGCTTTAGCATTCGGTTCAGTGGGTAATGGCTGGTATATGGGGGGTGTCGCCCAGATGAATCTAGCCATCAGTGGTGTCCGGGAGTTCTTTGTCAATGGTTCAGGACTTAGCATGTCCGGGAGTATTGGGGTAGAATTGGCGGACGGACCAAGAATGCTCCAGGAGACTCCTTCTGCTACGAACCCAACCTTGCTCCCAAGGCAGAATGATCCTGACACAGGTATTGGCTCGTTTGCTGCTGATGCACTGTCGCTTGTCGCTGGCGGCGTTGAAGGCATAAGGGTCACTGAATCAGGTGGTGAAATTGCTATTGCATTTGGGGATGATTTTACTCTTGACGATTCACCCAACGCTGAGTTCCAAGCTGTTAGCTTCGGTGGCCCTGCTATCCGTAATAGACCTACTGCTGGAACAATTCCTGTACTTTGTCCTAATAAGGGCGATCTGGATACTGGACTTGGAGGCGGGGCGGATGATGCTGTATCCCTAGTTTCAGGTGGAGTAGAAGCACTACAGTTGAGGGAACTCAATAGTGCAATAATACAGATTCCCCAAGCTGATAAAACTATCACAGCATTTGCGGGTGGAGGACAAGGTAACGTACTTCTTAAAAGCTCCTATAATATTCTTACTGTGGTCGCCACAGCCGGGGATGCTGTTACTCTTCCAGCTATTCACCAAGTAAATTCGCTCATATTTATAAAGAACAATGGTGCCGAAGCCGCTGATGTATTCCCGGACACCGGGGACGATCTTGGTCTGGGCACGAATATTGCCTTTTCCCTCCCGGCAGGAGAATCAGTATCCTTTATAGGTACTGTTCAAAATACTACATGGACTCAATGGGATGTCAGCGCAGTACCAGCAGCGACTGGAGTAGTGCAGACGTCAATTACGGAAGACGGTGAGGTTGCGACTGGAACTACCATAATGCCGATAGATGATACTATCCCGCAAATCACCGAGGGCGATGAATACATGACCTTGAGTCATACGCCGCTGGATGCTGCTAATCTATTAAATATCACGGTCGGGGTTTATCTTGAAAACCCATCTGCATCAAGAATGAGTGTTGCTGTATTCCAGGATGCAGTTGCCAATGCTCTAGGCGCTGTTAGCCAAAGAGGTGATGATGGTGACCCGCATTGGATGTATTTCCGCACACAGATTGTTGCAGGCGGAACATCAGCAATTACATTCCGTGTCAGGGCAGGCGCAAGTGCTTCTGGCACTACGACGTTCAATGGCATCGGCGGATCAAGAATATTTGGGGGTGTGATGGCATCTAATATCTACATTGAAGAGGTAACACCATGAATATAATCCCCCAACTTTGGAACCGCATACACTTCTTAGTCCCTGACCCCCAATGTAGGACTTCCAATGATGACTTTGACACCATCGTTTGGGCAGACGGGCGTACTCAGCCGACAGAAGTTGAGCTGAGAGCGGTCACCCGCGCACAGATAGATTCAGTCAACCCAGAAAAAGTAAGAGAAACAAATCGGACTAGTGGGGTTACTAAACTTCAAGCATCAGCAGGGTTGACTGATGCTGAGGTAGCTGCACTAGGACTATAACAAGGAGAAAGAAATGCTAGAAGCTGATTACGCAATAACCGAACAGGCGATGCTTGGTGAGGGCAATAACGCTCGGTTCGCAGGTGACGACAAGTTGTTCGTTGTATTCTTTAACCACCCTCGTAAGGATGAAGAGGGTACGTTAAAGGAAGGCCGTCCCCAATTCAAGGACGAGGCCTATGTTCGCATCATGGTTCCTGGTGACAAGGATAGCGTTATTATCCGCCCAGCCCGTGACATGGACAAGAACAGATTCGCTAAGCAGTTCGCTGCATTTGAGGCAGGCGAAGGCGAGATACACGACGGTACGCCGCTGAAGGCGTGGCCGATGGTCACTCGCTCCCAAGTGGAAGAGATGAAGTTCTTTGGCATCTACACTGTGGAGGCTTTGGCTAATCTTGCTGACGTCCATGTGGCAAAATTCATGGGGCTAGGTAATCTCAAACGAGATGCTCAAGCCTTTATACAGGCGTCACGTGAAGCGGCTCCTCTGGTGCAGCTCAATGCAGCCATTGATGCTAAGGATAGTGAAATTGCTGCCCTCAACCAAGCAATTGAGGAGCTGAAGGAAATAGTCACGGATATGCAGAGTGGTAAGAAGGCCAAGAAGGGGAAGTAAATGGCTGTCAGCAGATATATACCAGCAGCGGATATAATTAATCGGGCAGCAGTTGAATGTGGCCTGGAGCCTTCCGCTGACGTATTTGCTGACACCAATCCTTCCTTTGTCCAGCTCCGTAATTTAATCACTACCTGTGGCCAGGATCTTACAGAGTCATATCCCTGGGAAATACTCCGTAGGGAACACAATATTGTGACACAGGTCCCCCCGGACGATGGGGTTTATGACCTCCCGGATGACTTTGGTTACATGATCCCCCAGACCGGGTGGGAACGTGCAGAAAATGTCCCGTTAGGGGGACCTCTGTCTCCGCAACAATGGGCCTACCTCTTTGGCAGGGACTTGGTGAGTTTTACGATTTACGCCAGCTTCCGTATCATGGAGAATAAGTTCAATATATTCCCTCAGCCTCCACCAAATGGGTTGGACATTTTCTTTGAGTATATTTCCCGTGAATGGGTTGCGAGTGCGGCTGGAGGTGGGGACCCTGATAGTGACACTGTTACGAGAAATGACGATACCGTACTGTTCAAGCCAGTGATGATTGTTCAGTATCTACGATATAAATTCTTGGATGCTAAGGGGTTCAATTCAGTTTCGGCTTCCGCAGCATTTGCGAAGGCTTGGGAGGCAGCGACAGAGGGTAATAAGAGCGCCCCTGTTCTAAATGCTGGGCGTCGCGCTGCTGGCATCCATTACCTTGACTTCCGGAATATACCGAATACCAATTACGGCGGACCTTAATGTTCGGCATACAGCCACAAGAGCAAATAACGAGACCGGCTACATTCCCCGCGCCGACCGGTGGGATCAACTCCATAATGAACCTCTATGGTATGGAGCCTCGTGATGCTATCATTACTATCAACATTGACGCTACGACTGTAGGCCTCAAGGTACGCCCCGGGAATGTTGAGTATGCTAATGGATTTATCGGTGGGGGCATCCAAAGTATCATCCCATACAAAGGGAGTGTGGACAACCAACTTAACGATAAATTGTTCTGTGCTAATAGCGATGGTATTTACGATATTAGTTCTAGTACGACTACTCCTGCAAAGGTAGTGAACTGGAGCATAAAGTCTAGCCCCGCAGGTCGGTGTAGTTTTTCCCAATTTACTAATGACGGTGGCGGTCACTTCATGCTAGTAGCGGATGAAGAAAATGGCCTTCAGCTATATGAGGAGGCAACAGACACATGGTCAGTCCCTGCTATAGTAGGGCCGACTAATGGTGCAGCGGACATTGCCTTTGTCACATCTTGGAAAAACAGGATGTGGTACATTGAGAAAGATAGTACGAGTTCCTGGTATAGTGATGTTGGTGTTTTCGGAGGGACTCTTAGAGAATTTAACTTTGGCTCTAGGTTCCGCTACGGTGGCATCCTTAGCGTCCTTGCTGATTGGACTCTTGACAGCGGCGAAGGCCCAGATGATTACCTCGTTGCGGTGTCCTCTGCGGGGGACGTTGTTGTCTACGCAGGCACAGATCCTACCAGTGCAGCGACTTTTGGTATTATCGGCCTATGGTTCGTTGGGGCTGTCCCCTTTGGCCGAAGAATTACTTCCCTGTATGGTGGGGATATGCTCTTACTATCCACCTACGGGCTTATCAGCATGGGAGCTCTTCTGCAAGGCAAGGATCCCTTCAGCCTAGAGGCCAGCCTAACGTGGAAGATACAAGCGTTCATTAACCAAGCGATGGCTCGTACTAAAGATTTATTTGGGTGGGAAGTTAAAATTCACCCTAGCTTATCGCGGCTGGTTATATCCTCCCCCAAGGAAAATACCATACCTCATACTCAGTATGTGTATGACCTTAACCTCAAGGCTTGGTCTATTTGGAATGATGTGCCTATCCTCACATCAGAACAGTACCAGTCAGAGTTTTATTTTGGCTCACCTGACATCAATGTGTGGAGGGTTCAGGGTACTATAGATAATTTAGAGCTATCTAACCCTAATCCTATACAGATTGACTGGCAGTTACTCACTAGCTACCAAGATATGGAGTCGCCTGAGCAATTCAAACGTATGCAATTTATCAGGCCTATTTTCATAGCACAGTCATTCCCATCTTACATTGTCAGAGCTTTGTATGATTATGACTTATCCCAGCTACCTTCACCTCCTAATGCAAGTGCTTTCGGTGTTGGCATTTGGGATACAGGCTTGTGGGATATAGATATTTGGGGTGGCGGGTCGGAAGCCTTCCAACCAGCTAGGGGAGCTTATGGCATAGGTAAGACAATGGCCATTTCTCTACGAGGTAAGTCACAAGTTGAAACTACACTGATCGCCATTGGCATCATGTGGGATGATGGAGGCTTACTGTGATTGACTACCTCCCCATGTCACGTAACGAAGAGTGGGAGTGGATACATGCTAGGGCTGAGTGTGTCCGGTGTGCTGACACTAAAGGTATTGTCGCATACAAGAATGGGGACATTGTAGGTATGGTGGCCTTTGATACATGGGCTCACAATAGCGTACATATCCACATTGCTTTTGAGGATTTATTTATATTCAAGCATGGCTGGGCAGAGGTCGTCTTTGGGTACGCCTTCAACACTTGTGACAAGGGTGTAATCATAGGCGTTACTCCAGCATGTAACAAGAAAGCCTTACGATTTAATAAGCACATCGGCTTTGAGGAAATATTCAGGGTTAAAGATGGGTTTGAAGTAGGCATTGACTTTGTGATTACAGAGTATCGCAAAGAGAACTGCAAATACATAAGGAAGGAAGATGGGCAAATCTACGCCAGAAGCGCCTGATTACGAAGCAGCGGCTGAATCGACTGCTGCTGGCAATCTTGAAATGATGGAGCTACAGACGCGGGCTAACCGTCCTACTCAGATTACTCCGTGGGGTACTGTTGAGTGGACGGAAGGGGATACAGGAGATTGGACTCAAAATATTACTCTTTCCCCCGGCCAGCAAGAAGCACTTGACGCGCAACTCGGTATGCAAACTGGCAGGAGTAATCTTGCTGCTGGTATGATGGGCAGGGTAGAAGATGAGTTTGGCGAGTCCATGGATTGGACTGGATTTAGCGAAGGTGGTGGTCGGGTTGAAGGTGGTGACTTTTATGGGGACAGGGCAGGTGAAGCCCTCTATGGTAGAGCTACTTCACGACTTGACCCACAGTGGGAGCAACGTGCTGAGCAGCAAGAGTCCCAGCTACGAAATCAAGGCTTACGTCCTGGGGACGAGGCTTACGATAATGCTATGGAGCAGATGACACAACAGCGGACTGATGCTTATCAACAGGCAGGGTTCCAGGCTGACATGGCGGCAGCACAAGAAGGTTCCCGTATGCAGGGCATGGATATCGGAGCCGGGGGGTATAATACTCAGCTCCGCCAGCAAGAAATTGCTGAAGCCATGCAGCAACGAGGATTTAGCCTCAACGAGATCAATGCTATACTGCATGGTCAACAGGTAGGAATGCCGAGTATGCCCGGATTTAATACTGCTGGAGTTACAGAGGGCGCTGATTATTCGGGGGCTGCTGCGAGCCAGTATAGTGCAGATATGGATCAGTTTAGTGCAGATCAGGCAGGCTGGCAGAGTGTCATGAACGCTGGTGCAGGCATGATGAGTTTCAGTGACATACGTTTGAAACGTAGCATAGAGTACGTCGCCACGATACTTGGCAGGAAACTCTACAGGTGGGTGTACGTCTGGGGAGCTAAAGGCTTCGGGGTACTGGCACACGAAAATCCGGATATGGTGGTTGGCTCTGTCAACGGCTATGCGGTCGTTGATTACAGGAGAATATGATGGGCAATTTCAGAGGTGGAGGTGGTGGTGGCCAGCCAGGATGTCCTCCAGGAGGCGGAGGGGCCAGTCCGGGAGGTGGTGGTCTAGCTGAAAGGTTCCGTCAGGCTCAGCAGCAACAGCAGAGGGGACCTAGAGGTCCAGTTAATCCAGGCCCAAGGCTTCAACCGGCTGTTCCTGGAGGCGGTGGGATAAATACCCAAGGACGTGGAGGCTTCATGGATGGTATGCAGCCAAACAGACCCCAGCTTCAAGGGCGCATGGCTCAGCAGCAACAGATAGCTCAGCAAATGCGAGCGCCTCCTAATCCTGGAGGTAGTCGTATGGGCATGGGTAATCCTCGTCAGCAACGAGCTATGCGGGGTGGACCCACGAGCTACGGTGGCGGAGGGAGGCTAAGATAATGGCTGATTCACAGGCAGCGATGCAAAAGCTCCTCGCTTCTGGTTGGAAGCAGGGCGATCCAATCCCTGAGTGGTTCATAGCGGCTGACCCTAGTGCTTCAGTAGGCCCATCCTACGGCACTATGGATAATCCTATGCAACTGACTACCATGGAGGTTTCAGGGCAAGCCCCAGCTCAACATACTGTTCCCCAGCCTGCACAAGCGGGAGCAGGAACAGGAGCATCCGCTCCTCCCGGGGTCTTTGCTAGCATGAGCGATGAACAGGCTCAAATGTATGCGGGCATGGGCGAGCTAAAGAAGCAGAGGGAACGTGCTGAAGAATTACGGGATACGGAAGATGCTGCGGGCCGATACCTTAACCAAGGTCGGACCTTCGTTGCTGCCCATCCCCTTGAACATCTGTCTGTCGGCTTACGCCGAATGAAAGGTAAGAAGAAGGCAGATAAGATTGGTGGCAAGCAGACGGAAGGCCGCAGGGGAATCATTGATCTTCTACGCAGTAAGAAAGATTTAAGTAAGGAAGATTTGGAAGACATAGGATACGGATAATGCCTAGCCCAATTGAACTCATGCTTATGGAAGACCGGGACCCTACTATGCAGAGGGCTCTGGCACAGGGTCTACGCCGTCAGTCAGAAATAGGGACGCTTGCTCAGCTAACAGGGGATGAAGTGCTCGCCCCGTTTGGTAGAGGGCTTAGTGAGCGTACTGATCGTAAGGTGCGGAACGAAGCAACCAATCTGCAGAAGAAACAGCAGCGTGACCTAACGAAAGACTATTACGAGCAAATGGCTAGGAATAGTCGGCTTACTATGGCTATGAATAAGCGGCAGCAAGATGAACGTGAACGCCACAATCGGGAAACTGAAAAGACAGCAGCCCTGCGAGCAGAGTCAGCTCTAAGTGGCGCAGGGTTCAAAGCTCCCAGTGTTTCTGCGCAGAAGAAGACGCAGGAAGCTAAAGAGTCTTACGACGGTATAGCCAGAGTACTCAAAAGTTATAAGCCTGAGTATGCTTCACAGTGGGGCGCTATTGGTGAAGGAACCCTTACAAATATCATAGGTAAGAAGTTTGGGACCGAAGGGATGAAAGATCAGGCTAGGTGGTGGGCTGACTACGATCTCCTCTATACCTTGGGCCGCAGAAATGAACTATTCGGCTCAGCATTAACAGACTCTGAAATCAGGGCTTGGGAGGGCGCTAACATCAGCCCCAACTCCCCGCCGGATGTTATTGAACGCGGCTTGAGGACGTTGTCTGAAATTGCTTCTAAGAAGCTAGAAGAACAGTACAAGAATGATGCTCCCCTTTATAAACCTGAGTGGGTTGAAAGTATGTACGCAGGGATTGCTCCTATGCCCACGTTTGGAGATGAAGTAGAGGTGGCGGCGGACCAATACGAAGCCAGTGTTGCAGAACCTCAGGTCAACCCCAAGACTGGCAACTCAGTTCAAACATGGTGATGCTATGCCTGTAGATATCCGACTGCCTAACGGAAACATTTTAGAGAATGTGCCCGATGATGTGGCTGGCAAGAAGCACATGGTCGCAATGGAAGCCATCAAACGAGGCATGGCGACTAATGAAGACTTTGGCTACGAAGGTGCTGAAGCTTACCAAGAAGGCATGGGAGCAGCCGGGGATACAAAGCTACAACGATTCACAGAGGGTATGGGTCGTGGCTTCGTTAATACCGGGCGGCAGGTCGGGAATATGTTCGGCCTAGTAAGCGACGAGGAAATGACCGAAGCTAGGCAGTTAGATAAAGATCTCATGGCTACGGGCATGGGCATCACAGGGGACATAGCTGGAAGCCTCTTAGCAACTGGAGGTCCCATTGGTGGCGGCATAGGTGCTGCGGGCAAGGGGTTATCCCTAGCTCGAGGGGCCTCGAAAGCCGCCAGAGGCAGTCGGGCCTTGGGGCGCACCCTTGGTAAGCCGGTAGGCAGGGGAACCGTCGAGGGGGCTGTGTATGGCACTGTGTACGCAGGACCAGACAAGCGTGGGGCAGGAGCTTTGTGGGGAGCAGGACTTGGTCTAGGTATGGGCGGTCTTGTGAAAGGTCTGGGTAATGCCTGGAAGAATGCTAAGGTAAGCGTGATGGATGAGGCAGCGGAAGCAGGAGAGGAATTGAAAGCGTTCATCCCTATATCGCAAGCTGGCTTAGAAGATGGCCTCCCCCGTATGATCTACAACGCTATCCTCTCCAACCTACCGGGGTCGGCTGGTAAAGTTCGTGGCCAGTACAAGGACGCAGTAAAGAGTCTACGTCAGTGGGCGGGGACACAAGCCCATCCAGATGATGCTGTTGCTAGGATTGATATTTTACCTGACGATAACATTCATAAAATCTTTACCAAGCTGGATGATTTTTGGAGGGGCAATAAAGAGAAAGGAATTCCTGGTGCGTACGATGATATTGGTCGCACTGTAATGGACGCCAGCAAGGTCAGGGTGAATAAGGTCACCCGTGATCTGGTGGAGATGGAAGCCAAGAGGTTAGGAGTACCATACCGGATTCCTCAGGGCATACAGTCTAAAACTCAGAACATGCTTAACTTCAGAAACGCTGTGTCTGAAATTAAAATGAGGTTGGAGCCGGGGCAGATGACTAAGACCTTGAAAGCTAGCCTGGATGATACCCTGACAAAGATTGATGATCAGTTAGAAAAGCAGCTAGACCCTGAAATCTTTGCTCACTACACCAACCTTGGACCTTCGTATCGTAAGTACCAGACACTAAAGTCTGCGGTAGATAAAGCTAAGTCAACAGGGCAGGAGTTTACCCCTCCTCAATTGCTTATCGCCGCAGCAGAAAAGGCAGGAGCAGCGGCTCGCTCTGGGGGTGGTAGTTTTCAGCAGATTGCGGGCAAGGCTGCGAAAGCATTACAAGACTTTCCATCTAAGGCTGGTGTCTATCAAATGGTGGCGGCTCTTGGGCTTAGCTCAGGTGGGTTAGGTCTGATCTTAGGTACAGGGATGCCGGCTCTTACGGCTGCTGGTATCTATGGGGTGGCGAGGTTAGTTGGGACGAAAGGGTTCCAACAATTTTTAATGGGAGGTTACCGAGGCAAAGCTGCCCTGAATCATCCCCAAATGCAGAATTTATTTAGAGTTCTAGGTATGCCTGTACGACTTGAGGCTGTCAGAGGAACAGTAGAGGGAGAAGAGTAATGCCACGTGACGGCGGAGGGACTTACACCCTACCAGCAGGGAACCCGGTAATTTCGGGTACAATTATTGAAACAGTGTGGGCGAACCCCACAATGTCCGACATCGGTGCTGCGCTAACCGACTCCCTCTCCCGTACAGGGTCAGGGGGTATGCTCGTGCCTTTCCAAAATGCAGATGGCTCAGTCAGCCTCCCCGGTATCACATGGTCCAACCAACAGAACATGGGGTTCTATCGGCCTAACCTTGACGAAATGCGGGTCAGTGTTGCGGCGGTAGACAAGGCACGGTGGACCAGCGACGCCAATGATCCTATGGATATATTCGTAGGAGGTATGTGGGTCGCGGTGCTGAATGAAGGTGGTAGCTACGCACTCACAGGTGATTGGGATTTTTCTGGGGCTAACTTATTTATCGGGCCTAACCCTTTTATCATTAGTGGCGCTGATGCTGCCATGTCCATACGGGAGACAGGAGGTACAGCAGATGAAGGGGTGTGGAACCTCCGAGCTAACGATGATAAATTCGTACTCGCTTCAGCTACGGATGGAGCACCACTAACTGATGTAGAAAATGCTCTAGAGATTACTCGTGTTGGCACAGCCATTGGACCATGGACTCTTAAAGGAGGCCAGTGGGACTTCAGTGGTGCGTCAAGATTATTGACAGTTACAGTTGATGGCTCGGGGGTTACACTTCTTTCTACTTTGGGAGGCCTTGACCTTGATGCTACGAGCAGTAGTGTTAGTCTTCGTGCTAATGGCACATTACGATTTGTTGCCGGGTTATCCGGTCAGGTAGATGTATTCTCTGATGGTGGCAGCGATACTGAGACGAGAAGGATTAATCTCAAAGACTCTGGCGGCAACATAAGAGGTGAGTGGGGTTGGACTAGTCCTGAAACAAGGATGCACATAGCGAATAATATCAATGGGCAGGACTTTGAGCTTAGAGGATTCACCTTTGGGGGTTCGCCCCGCACGTTCTTCTTTGCTGATCCAGATGCTGACACTACCTTTCTTTATGGGGGTGATCTTCCTGGTATTGGAGCACAAGATCGTACTGCTGCTGGAGCCAGCACAGGCGGAGTGGTTGTTGACTCATTGTCTAACCCCTTCCCTGTAGGGTTCAATGTAATTCCTGGCCGTACGATCTCTACTAACCAGACCATGGATGATGATAATATTGGTCGCATGTGGGAGAAAGGATCCGGAGGTGCGATTACCATCACCCTGCCCAATGATACTAACATTCCTCAGGGTGCTACGATTATGGTAGCCAATATAGATTCAGAAAATATGACTATCAACCCAGGAGGAGGAGTAACTCTTACATGGTTTGATGGGGCTGGCGGATCGGTGGGAGGTCGTACTGTTGCACAGGGAGGTATCGTCACCATACGAAAGGCGAACAATACTAACTTCCAGATTTGGGGTAATGGTATTTCATGACCATTATGATAGGAAGCGCCGGGGTAGCTGCCGCAGCAGGAATAGGAGGTGCCGGGAACATGGTGGCTGGACTGGCAGGTTTCGATCCAAATAAGATTATTGGGTATAACTCAAGTCTCGCTATAGGTTCCATTACTCCAGACCCGTCTTTTGTCACTGGGTTTGAGATTCAGGCTATGGAAACTGCTGATTTTCTAAATGTCATTGTTATTCGTCTTCTCCCAACTGGTATTATCAATAGTGATTCTGTTTGGGCCACAGTAGAATTTACAGGAGTTTTCCGAGTTGGAGGTAGTGAAACACACGTTTATACTCGTTCTGCTATGGGATACAATCCTAGTATTTCTGGTGCTACTCAATGGCAAACGATTATGTCGGAGGGAGATGATGGCATGATGGTTGAAGGAAACTCATACTTCTGGGAGTTCACATGACAACTCCAACAGCTAAAGAAGCAGGAATTCGCATAGGCGTCAACCAGTTGGTGACCTATCTTACTCTTATACCTATCTTCTGGTTTATCCTACAGCCACTTATCATTACTGCATTGGCTGAGGATATCAAGGAGATAGTAGCACAGCAAACTGAACCGATTAACAATGCTTTTGTCGCGTTACTACAACGTGATATCAATGCAACCCGAAAAGAAATGGCAGCATTGAGGTTCCGACAAAGGGATGATGATACAGACTGGACAGAGGATGATGCTGAGTACCTAGCTGATCTAGAAATCCAGTTAGATGCACTGGAAGAAGCTAAGTCAGCATTGCAGGACACTACCTAGCATGGTACAATTTAGTCACATATAATAAGGAGAATGAAGTGCCCGACCAATTAGATGGACATCAACAAATGGCAGCAGGCATCCACGCTATATTTTCACAGGGCCAAGGAGTACCAGTATCCTCAGCCCATGCTGAAAAGGTAGTGGAAATGAAGTTATGGCTCGCAGCTATAGCTAACGGTCAACTTAAGATTGTTGACACAGCCCAAGAGCGTATAAAACCTCTTGGTGAAGCCCTCCCCCTCTTTGACGAAAAGGAAGGTAATGGAACTCCTCCTAACAAGGATTAGTTCTGGCGCCGAAGCCACCCTCGGCAACTTGTTTGATACAATAGGGACTGATGACCTTGCCTTCCTATGCTATACTCTAGAGGACCAGCACAATGAGCCAAAGGTTCCAGGTGAAACTAGAATACCAGCGGGAAGGTACGAGGTTAAGCTGCGTACCGAGGGAGGTATGCACCAGAGGTATGGTAAGAGATTTGACTATCACCGGGGAATGCTCTGGCTCCAAGATGTACCGGGTTTCACGTTTATATACATTCACGTTGGCAACAAAGATGACGATTCAGAAGGTTGTATTCTCGTTGGCGACGGCCAGATATCCAATGTAGTTGAACGGGGGCAAGTCACAAGTAGTGTTCTTGCCTACAGGCGTTTGTACGAGACTATCCTCGGTGTATTGAGTGAAGATACCGTGTGGATAACGATAGAGGATGTAGCATGAAGAAATTCATAAAGTTTATCGTGGTGGTGATGTTGATTTCACCGTTGGTGTTCGCAGTTGAAACTAAGACGTTTGACTGGACACCACCAGTGCAGAACACAGATGGAACTCCGCTGCCCGATGCAGAGATCGCCAGCTACAATATCTTCTGTAATGCGGTGCTGCTCGGCAACGTACCGAACACAGGTGGCACGGACTCGTGGCTATCTCCTCCCCTCCCTGTAGGAGCATATAATTGTCATGCTACGACAGTAGCCATCAACGGGGAGGAATCGGCCGCAAGTAACTCTGTAAATTTTACTGTAGATCCATCCAAACCGGAAGCACCGTCAAACTTCTCTGTTACCCTGCCGTGACACCACCGGGCCGACCATGTCCAAATCCTCCATGTGGTCCTCCATCAAAACCATCAGGATCGGGATGTTCACCATGAATAAACCCTCAAGTACGATAACCGCAGCAACACTCGCTGGCATGGCGATGGCTCTTATTTGGGAGCTAATTGTCACCTTTACAGATATTGAACTTAGTGCAGGACTAGTAGCAGCCTCTACAGTATTTGTCGCTGCCGCAGTCGGCTACTTTAAGAAGGAGAATGTCCTTGGGAATTCTGAGCAAGCTGTTTGGAAGTAGCGATGCCATTGCTGGAGTTACAGCAGTCGGCAATGTGCTGGACAATTTATTCACCAGCAAGGACGAAAAGCTAACCCACGAAGAAGTACGAATGCGTCTAGCCATGCAGCCTGACATGGCACAAGTTGAGCTAAGTAAGATAGAAGCTCAACACCGTAGTATCTTTGTAGCAGGGTGGAGGCCATGGATCGGCTGGGTCTGTGGCATCGGGGTTCTTAACATGGTGCTCATAAATCCATGGATACAATGGATCACGGGGGCGGCAGGACCAGAGCTTCCTCACCAAACTATCATGCAATTGACGCTTGGAATGCTCGGGCTACTAGGTACGATGCGCACTGTTGAAAAGCTAAAGGGCAAAGCGAAATAGTGCGGTGATGGCTGACTCCGGCCGCACCCAGAGCTAACTAGTACCCATCGGCCACCTCGGGCGGACTTATCTGTCCTGGTTGACGTAATCCTTTCCTGGCTCGCCACTTGCATCTAACTTAGTGCGGGCCATGTTCACATCAGGGCCGTACCCTGCGGCAAGGTCCTCCTCTAACTGCGTAACTTCAATATACTTGTCGCAGGCATGTTTAATCTTTTCAAGGTCGTCGAGGAGATGGCGACCCTCAGGACCCTTCTTCCGGAAGATCCACTTTGATATAATATACTGGAAGCAATTAAAACGAAAGGCCCAAGCAACATCCCAATGCTCAAGAACACTATCGCAATGGGGACACTTAGCCTTGTCCTTGTAGTGGTCCCCTCCAATTTGCCGTTCATTGGGGGCTACCATAGCACGAACTTAGCCAGCTCTAATACTACGAGCAGCCAAATCCCTACCCTTATGTGGTTCACACCACGGTACACATCGCCCAGGAATTCGCCCATTTCCATCTCATCCGTGTAACCCTTCACTGCCGTTTCCTTATGGTTCATAGCTTATATTCCTTGTAGTTAGTACGTTTATATAATAACACAAGGACGTTTCGTGACCTAATTCAGTTTTTTCCTTTCGAGCCTCCTCGTTTCCCAGTCCCAGCAAGCACGATGCCAATCCGAAGCTACTATCTCCTTAATATAATCGTACCTGCTAGCTCGGTCTAGGTAGGCCATCTTAATAGGCCATGCGACATGCTGTATCCATGGGCATTGGAATACCTCGTCCCCATCAAGGAAGCGGACACAGTCCTCTATAAACTCAACGTGACTACACTCAGTCAGCAGGGCCATGTGCTCCCCTACCCTTTGTTCCCCCTTGTACATGTCTACGTCTAGCGTTGTCTTAATTATACTTTCATACCGGGGGACGTTGGTGTAGATGTGGCAGTTATTACTGAACACACGATACCTCCCCATCTTGAACCCAGCAGCGGAAGCTATGAGTTCCTGTAGCATAGTCATATGAACCACATTGGCTCCTAGCATCCCCCAGATAAAATCATTAGACCTGTTGCACACCGTCATGTCAAGGCTATCAGTTTCGTCTACTCTGAAGTATATGTGAGTATTACATGGTCGGTCTGAGGTCCTAGCGTTGGGTCCATCGTATACGACGTCCCACATGGACAGTACAGCTTGACGCGTGTCGGGGGTCTTTTTGAGAAGATCAATGACTTGGGTAATTTGATAGACAGGGTTCTGCCATCTCCATCCATACGCGCCTCGCAAGATTCCATCATCAGCATACTCCATCATTTGTTTGTTGAATTGACCTATCCAGGAAGCATCGTTGGACCCTGCCATCATCCAAATAAATTCCATACAGTGGAAAAACGGGTTAGTCCTTCTAACAGGGCAATTGAGTAGACGCTCCTCAGGAAATTGTATGGTTAGGACCACCGGGGCTGGCATCACCATCGCTGGTCCGTTCCTGGTATGCTCCATTATAGAGCAAGTACGGAACATAACCAGTCCTTCAACGTATGCTTGGGGCGCGTTTCGCCCTGAGATTTCTATAATCACGCGTGTAACCCCTTGTTATGTATAGCGTTTTAGTGTAAGCCTGTCTACTGGCTGAATAATAAAGCCATAGCTAGGCATTGCCCTGTATGTGATTTAGCGTCGAGCGGCGTCTGGTACGGCCATTTTAGCTCAATAGGCCGCATAGCCCCGCTTACTCCTGCCAGTGCCGGTCAGAACGCGACAATACTTGTCATACTCGCACATGCAGTTCTGCATATCTTGCATACACATTGTGAAGTATGGTTCCCCCAAGCGACTCTCAATATAACTCTTAGCTTCCTCTATAGCCTCCGGGTAGCTGGCTGGTGTGATTTTACGTTCATGAAACCATGACAGCCCACGGAGACTTCCTGGTCCTGGCGCACTAAAGTACATCCAATCTGTTGCACCTTCTAGGGGGTGACCCTTCGTATTTTTAAGGTCTGCTACAATCTGGGCGGAGAGGAAGCTACCTAGCCCGTCAATACGCTTGAACCAATACCAGTATTCCCCACAGGTAGGCTGACAACTGGCAGGGGTGATGTCTATTACTTTCTGCAATAGCTCTGTGCAGTAGTCCACCTTAGACATTTTACGTCCGTGGGTAGTAATGAGATATGCCCCTCCCCATACCTTTTCCTTCTGTGCCTGTAGGTCAGTAAGGATTTTCCATAGCTCTGTATGGGGGGAAGGCGCTATGTGGAACTTTATTTTTTCGAGGGTCGGGGGCCAGTTAAAAAGACGTGCCGCGACAACTGCAACTTCATAGTAGTCTCCGAACGTATCCGTAGTATAGTGTTCCCTGATCCATCGCGTAACACGATCGTCCTCCCGGTGAACGTTGCAGAAATAGGTCCATTGGAATACCATATCTTCGCTCCATGGTCGCTTATCACCACGTTCCTTTTTAACACGTATTCTCTCCCGTTCAGATATCCAATAGGCCAGCAGTTCCCGCCTTGAATAAGGCTTTCCATTGACCTCTAAAATCGACTCGCTTGCCTCCCAACCATCCATCTTTCCCCTCCTTCTCTACAGCTTTGATGTAAGGGCCGAAGCGTTCTTCTAACCAGTAGCAGGCTTCGGCTTGCATTTCAGGTGTTCTGTACAGGCTGCACCCTCCGGGCGCATTGCAACTTCCCCAGTCCTGAAAGAAGGTTGTTATAATCTTGTTCCCCTGCCCCCTCGCTAATAAGGTGGCATTGAGTATAACATCAGAAAGAATAGGGAACTTAGCAAGATCAGGAATATCACCAACCAGCCTGCGATTAATCCCTTGTATACAGATAACCTTTCCATTTTCATTGTAAGGTGGTTTTTGAACATGCCCCATCTGCCGGGGGTGGACGCCCACGAGTGCTGTATCTTCAAGTAATATCTCCATGTAAGCGAATAGGGCTACAAGAAGCTCTGTTTCTGTACCTTGCAGGCTCTTAAGAGAATATCCACTTGCGCTAGTCTCTTTCATTACCTTGTGGCTGAATACTAGGTCATCATCCAGTATGACGCAGCGTTCCTCCCCATCTTCCATGCCGTCCTGCAAAATCCATTGCATTTTCTGGCTGTAATTAGTCACGGTAAAGGGGACAGCGATAGTTGGGATTTTACCATGCTGCTCATGTTCATCTTGAGGTACTATAAGGAAGCATTTGTCCCGCCAGGACCACGGTATTGATTTGTAGGTTCGTTGTTCCCCTACACGGCCTCGGGTCATTATGTATAAGTTCATAATCTTTCCCCATAAACAAAACGAGCTCCGATCACAAAGTAACCGGAGCTCTAGGGCTTACGCTTCTGCCGGGGCAGTCAGTGTGCAAGCTTCCACTTCAACAAAGAAGCGGAGCCAGCCACGAGGCTGCTCTTTCTCTTCGGCCTTTTCAGCAAGCTTGGCAAAGACTTCTACCGTCTTGCCGTTGCTTTTCGTCAGGTATTCATACCAACGAGCACGAGCACCACGGAACTTTTGTTCACCATCGGTTAGAGCAATGGTGGCTCCTTTGGCATACCCGTAATCTTTCCTGGCGGCGCGGGGCTTCTTATCGCCGGAAGCTTCTTTTTTAGCACTCGTAGCTTTTCCGGTCGGCGGCGTAACATTGGACTTGCCCATTATCGTTCTCCTTCTTAGGTTTATATGGGTGCATGTTGAGTGTAACACAAAGAGCGTCTTCGTGCAACTATCTAGTGCTTAAACTCGCAAACAATTTTTTCTGGGTATGATCCTTAAAGGCTAGAGTATCCATTACTGTATCGTCCAGCGTGTCGGAAGCCAGTATGTGATAAATAAATACAGGGAATTTCTGACCTTGCCTATTCACACGCGCATTAGCTTGGTCGTAGTACTCAAGGTTCCACGTTATGCCAAACCAACAGATGTGATGGCAGGCTTCCTGCAAGTTCAGACCATGCGCCATGGAAGCTGGGTGGCAAATCATTAACGGATGTTCCCCATCATTAAATTCCTGTATGTACTGGTTAGATCGTCCAATCGCCGTGCCTCCTCCAAGAACAGGGATTGCAGAGCCGAAGCGTCCGAGTAGTCGCTCTCTGTCGTGATTGAATTCGTACATAATAAGTAGAGGAGCCCCTCCAAGTTGTTCAATAAGGTCCCCCATTGCATCAAGTTTCGCGTCATGTATCTGGGACCAATCGTGTTCTTTATTAGTGTAGATAGCTCCATTGCAAATTTGTCTACATTTCCCCCCAGCAACAGCGGCATTTGCTGCGACAATGGTTCCTTCGCCAATTTGGGTGATGAATTCGTTTTCAATGTCATTATATTTCTCCCTAGCCTCTGGGGGTAAGTCCACATAGATACGCTCTTGCAGGACGGCAGGCATCTCTAAGTAATCCTGTGCAGCCAGCCGAATTACTAGGGGGTCTACCCTCGCCATTATATCTTGCCATGCCCCCTGATTTGGGTAGAACTTGTAGGGTTCCCAAGCATTGCTGTGGAAAAACTTATTTCGGTAGTGGGTAACGTATCGGCCCAATGCGTTTCCTTCATCTAAGATAAACATTTGGCCGAATAAATCCTCTAGGCCGAGGGGCATAGGGGTTCCTGTAAGTATCCACCTTCGATCAAATCGGGGGAAGTGGGGCCGCATTAGTTTGAATCTTTTTGTTGTGGAGTTTTTGAACTTTGTGCTCTCGTCTACGCATACAATAGTCCACTCCTTACGGTGGGAAGCTTTGATATTAAAGAGCCACGCCAGTCCCTCGGGGTTAATGATGTGTATGTCTACATCCAGCTCTAGCATCTGCCTTTTATCACTGCCATGCACCACGGCATAGCTGAGCTCATTAAAGTCCAACCACTTTTCTATTTCGTCAGGCCAGACCTTATAACAGGGACGCAGGGGAGCGATGACTAACATTCCCTTAGGTGCTAGACCCTTGCTCTTGAGCATCTTGTAGGCCGCAAGACACACAGCAGTTTTACCGAGGCCGGGGTCCAGGAATAACCCTCCGCTCCCCTGCGATAATATAAACTTTAAGGCACGAAGCTGGTACTCATGGGGTGTCCATGGAATACTCATCTAGTAGTTCTTTAGCTCTTTCATAGTTGTCCGTCCAATACGCCGCAACACCACGCTCAGTAAGTTGGTGGAGTCGGTGCTCTTGTATTTTGCTAGGCTTTTCCCCGAGCTTCTTAAACTCAATCCATAGGTGATAGCCGTAAGGATTAATGAATAGGTGGTCAGGCCATCCTCGTTGGCCAACGATGTTGACTTTAAGTGATAGGTAATTGATAGATTCAGCATATTTACTCGCCTTCTGCTCTATTTTACTTTCTAAAATTGGCAGGGACCTCTGTTAGCCTTGCTAAACTGACACCACTTGCAAGACCATTGAGGCTTGGGTATGAACTCATCCAGTGGTGTGTTTTCAATTGTTTCAATTTCATTTGTCAACATAGATTTATATTCCCCTAGCATCATTGCAGGGTAGTGAATCTTTTTGTTTTGTTTCTGGTCCAGGTAGACCGCAGTAACGTCAACCCCATCTTGATCCGGTAGTTCTATAAGGGTCGCCGTACCATAGAGCCATTGCTGAGCAGTATGCTCGCGGTAAATCTTACCTGTCTTATACTCAAATACCTGAACCCGTTCGTCTGTTGGTATAAATCGTAGGTCCATGAAGCCCCGCACCATAACGTCAGGATCATCATAGGAGCAGGAAGCCATGTCCATGTCTATGCCCCACTTATACTCAGGCTGGCAGTCGTAAGTTTCCCGCAGGCTAAAAAAGAACTGCCCATAGTGTTCATGTATATCTGGATGTAAGTGTTCAGTATGGCCCCTGATGTAAGCCTCTAATGAGTTGTGGATTTCACTTCCTCGCTCCATAGCAGGGGACGGGATAAATTCTACCTTCACCTTGTCTATGTAGTTAAACTTGAACTTGGCTGGGCATTTCGTAAACGTAGCAAACCGTGAATAAGAGTATGGCCCGTATTTCATGCGTTGTTTCCTTTGCTATGTTTAATCTTGTGGACTTCTTCTATAAGCTCTAAGCGATCCAATATGTTTTCACACAGGAAGAGAAGCAGTAGGAATGGACGGGCCAGGAGTTTGCCGTCTGCCATGTCCAACCCCACTCTATTCGCTACAGCCTCAGCCATAGCCCGTATCATAGCAGTCTCTTCTGCTGTTTCAACCTGTTCTTGGTCAGCCATAATCCTCCTCCCTTGTCATTTTAGTTAGTGAACCCCAATTAGGTCCGTGGAACCCTTCGCTACGCATAGGTACATCAAACAGGGGGGCATCCATAGCCTCTTGCAGCATTGCCATTTCCTCCCTCCATATCTCCGTGGGTACGGAAGCGTTAATCTCGTCATGTATGGTAGCTAGGAACATAGTGTCTGGGTCCTTTAGGTCATACCAATCACATATAACTTCCTTAGTTTGGTCCCCTGCGCTACCCTGAATTAAATAGTTAAGGAGTTTATACTCAAAGCTACGCATCTTACCTTTGATTAGCTTCGCTGGCTCCACCGGGTAGTGCCGTCCGCCCCATGTGCGGATTGTACCCCCAGAGCGCCCTCGACTGCGCGTAGACGCGGCGAGGTTGGCTGCCGCTGGCATAGCCTTAAAGTAGGCTTCGCGTAGCTCGAAGGCCACAGCAGGCGGTCGTTTTAACTGTTGAGCAAGCCCCGGCACACCTGCCCCGTAGATAATGCTGAAGCCTGTAATTTTGACGTCCGGTCTGGCATACAGAGTACCAGTAATTTGCTCAATGAGATTTTGTGCCATCGTGTGCGGGTCAAGAAAGGGGTCATTGCAATACGCCACCATGAGGGGACCATCTTCAAAATGAGCCAGGATGCGGAGCTCTTGGGAACTAAAATCCCTTTTAACCCATCGGTGGTGAGCTTCAGGTAGTAGGTACTCCCGCATATTGGGCAACGCTGGAAGATCCCTTGGTATGACCCAATCAAACGGATTAGGAGGGTTTTGGAAGTTGGGTCGTGCGCTAGACAGTCTTCCAGTTCTTGCACCCGCTGTTCCTTTTTCATTGTTTTTTACCTGATTCCACTCGGTGTGAACGCGCCCATCGGCTGACGCAAAAACGAGCCATGGGTTCATAAAAGTGCCGATGCATGTACTCATAGTAGACCGATAGGCTAGGAGATCCAGCAGGTCTGTGTACGCTGGGTCTATTCCCTGAATTAGGTTGTCTTTGGCGGTACTTCGTCTTCCTGTTGGGGTGTACTTCCATTCTCGCATAACTCCTGCTGCGTCAAGCCTGTCCGCAAGAACAACGCCTGATCCGATGTTAAATTCGGCGCATCCAAGCCTTTTATAAATCCGTTGCTCCGCTTGTTGGAGGCCAAGTGTGCAAATTTCAACGTCAGCTGCGAGTCTTTCCACATCAACACGTATTCCATTTCTGCTACTCTCTTCCATGATGGGGGAGAGCCTACGCTCCCTATCATAAGCTTCCTTAACTTCTGGAGTATGGAGAAGATTGAACAGTCGTAGGGTACGAAGTACGTCACCCTGTGCGTATGGGGCGACAAGAGTGCTAGGAGCACGTGAGATATAAGCTCCTGCTGTCTTTTTTGTCGCCTCCGGGATATTAGCGAGGATCCATTCAGTGAGCCTGTCCTGTTCCTCCGGCGGCATATCCAAATACCTATCGGCACTAGGCTTAAGACTAAGAGTATTACTATAGGGATCATCCAAGAACAGTAAGAACATTGTGTCATGCACTCGCTCCCAATGTGGTCGCTTGGTTTTGAACCAGTGGGTTCCTACAGCTAAGTCAAATGGTGCGTTGTGGAATATAAGAGGGCGCGTGGAATCCATAGCTTGGTCCCACATATGCTTCATAGAGTCCCAGCCCGTCGTGTAGACCGGGCTGTCCTCATCTATAATGCCGATACTAGCAAGTCCACATGGCCGAGGGGGGTTGACCAGTGGGTTCCCTACAATGGCTTCCGTTTCAAAGTCAAGCGTTATCACGCTGCGCGGCGTTTCCGCTTACGGGTGGTACGAATATTGCCTAGTGTGAGCTCCATACGGGCCTGGAAGCTGTCAAGCTGCCGTGCTCGTTTAACCTTCTGGGTGGTAGTCTTACCGTTCCAATAGATTAACGCAACGTCACAAGTAGAACATACACCCACTGATGATATCTTATGGGTCCTTTCCGTACGGTCACACAAACTGCATCGTTTCATTGTTATTCCCCTTTAGTATTTCCCGCTGTCTGCCGGAGCCTCCTCACTCTTGGGGCTAAGGTCATACGGGACCATCAGTGTGCTGCGACATACCTCTTTACGGGCACGAGTAGCAGCAATGTATTCATCAGTCAAGGGCTCCGCTGGTTCAAAGTGTACCCGGAACTGTGACTTGGGGTCGGGCTTAACCAGTATCTTAGTAAGCATACCCCACGAAGGCCGTTGGAAGTTGGCCGATAGCCCGTTGACATAGTTGGCCCAATTCTTAACCGACATAACCGGCAGGCTCAACACGGCAATTTCAGCGTTGGCGTATTCCTCTACATTGTCAAGCCACGGCAGGATTGCCAGCTTGCGACGTTCCCCACAAGGCTTCCCCTTTCCAGGCGGCTTCCGCCATGCGTTCATAATACAGGTGGCGCAAGTCCCCCAGCCCTCCCAATCACGGTCAGGTACAACCTCGTGTGCTTTGAGGTCCTGGCCTACGTCACCATACGCGAAGCAAGCGGGAGGATTGACCACGCCCGGTTCGTAGGGCTGGTCGTAGTATACCTGCTCATGTATTACGTCGGCCACAATGCAGGTCAGCTCGTTGTCTGGTACAGGGGTGTCATTAAACGTCATAACCCCCGACTGCAATGATATGCGTGTGACGCTAGGCCGCTCAGTCTTGGCTACATCCTTGGCTTCGTCCTTCATCATCTCTTCCCATGAGACAATCCCCGTTTCGCTACTTGCTTTCTTTTTGGTCATTTGAGTATCACCTTTATCTTTTCAACTAGTTTCTGCCCTATGCCGGGAATTTTAATATCATCATCCCAGCGCAGCTTGACTGCCGTAACTGTAAGACGTTTGTGTACGAGGTCCATGGCGTCATTCTCAACTATCCACTTGTGAATTGCTGCCCAATCCTCTCCAACAGGTTCTTGGGTGGCAGTATACTCCACAAGTACGTCGCCCATGTCTACTCCAGCCCCACCGTTTTCATTACAGTGTAGGACTAGAGCAGCAAAGTGCTCGTCTTCTACAGTCTTAAGATCTCTTGCTGCACGGTCGGCAACAAGGCGTTCAGCTTTGGCATGTTCATACCATCGGGCTGTGGCTTTGAGGTCTGCTAGGTCCATATTTGTGCTCCTTATTCTATGGTGGCCTGCATTTACATAATAGCACAGGGGGTTTTCAACTGCTACTATTCACACACCGTTTCGTAAACATCTATTTCCTGCATCTTAGTACCTACTTTGACGCGCCTACAGAGTGTAGAGGAGAAGCTAAGGTAGAAGGTAGGCTTCCCATCCTGGCGGAAATAGCAAGAGAAGTTAGACTGAGGCTTTGCCTCTGGTCTACTGCTAGGTTCATAGCCTAGCTTGCGGAAGGCATGGAATATTTCTTTAAGTACATCTGCCCCACCGGACACATACAAGTTGACATCTTCCGTATCACATTCCATACGTGCTGAACTAGCCCCGGAGAGATCCATTTCTCCTACCAGTACAGCAATGTCAGGTTCATATTCCTTATATAAATCCCGCTGTTGCCTCCAGGCTTTTTTAGAGTTACGGATACTTGCTTTTAGTTCACTTAATAGGGTAGACATTGTGGTATTCCCTCTGTTGTGCTTCTTTTTCTTGGTTAATAAGAATTTCTAACTGCTCTAATACGTGAGGTCTATTGCCAGTCATCCCGTATGCGCGTTTGACTATCACGTATGCTGAAGGGGCGCGGCTTCGCTTCATGCCTAGTATTTCTAGTTTTAGTGCTGCCCTTCGCGTAACCATAGCGAGTAACTTGAGCTTATCGTCAATCATGCTTTAGTCAGCTTAGTGATTTCCACTACCTCATGTGGGATTTTATCCCGTTCAGTTAGTCTGGTGGCATGTTTCGTTGCCGCCGCAGACACAAAGGGGAGCCCCCCATTCGTGCCGATAACTCGAGGCTCACCAGAAGCATTTAAGCTTACGATAAGAAAGCGTTGGAGCCTCTGTTTCTTTTTATCCTTTGTCATTATATTCCTTTGCTGCGTAGCTGACGTTCGGGCTAACGCAGTTCTCGTTGTAATGTGAAGCTAGCGAGTCTGCTAGATCTTCTGTGTCAAATACGATATGGTTATCATCCCTCGTACACCAACGTTCGGCAGCACCACAGACACTGTCTGCTGTCCGCTTTGCCCAGACTCCCCATTTACTCATGTTCTGCATCCTGTATGAGGTTGTAGAGCTGCGTGTCCAGGTCAGTGCTGCCTGCAAAGTGATCCTGAAATTCCATGTACATTGCAATGACCCGCAGGGTGAAGGGGTGGTCGGCTGGCATTAACGTCTGGTGTACCCGACAGTGCAGTTCCATTTCCTTTGCACCACTAGGCTGGAATTCCTCCAGAGTAACTTGAACCATGTAGCCGCCTACTTGATCTTCTATGTTGCCGATGTATACTAGATTACCCATACTTTGATTCCTAAGTTAGCCTACATTTACATAATTACATAACTAGGGCCGATGTGCAACTGTCTTTATTCCATGGAAAACAAAATGCTTTGAGGACAACAGGTTGTATTATATAATATATAGGTGTACTAACAAAGGAGTTAAACACTATGAAAACATTTAAGTTGACCCGCAGCCGTATCAAGCATAGCCCTGTAGAAGTTGGCTGCCTTCTAAGGTCTGGTTCAGACTCTGGGCTATTCGTTAAGGTTTTAGAAATCACTAGCAACGATTACACTAAAGTCCTAACCCACCATGACTACAAGCGCAACAAGGACGGCACGGTTAATTACGACAACCCCACTACTAGAAAGGAAACAAAGTTTTACGATAAGCTAGTGGTGGAAACTTATGCCCACGTCAAATGCGGCATAATGGAAAAGCCCAAACGTCCCATGCGTCGCATTGGCTACATAAGCGACTACAATGCGGAAGTTGCGTACATTGAAACACAGGCTGGGTCTACCCATGACACATGGCAGTATCAGGTAGCGGAAATAGTTGCAATCAAAGTAACTACCGACCAAGCCTATGCTCAGGGCCAGCAGAAGCGTGTAAGAAATGAAGCATACTTCAAGCACCAAATTCGCCAACACGAAAAGTATGCCCAACATCGGGAAGAGTCGGGCCAAGCAAATAACTGGGAAAAACCTAAGCACGATAGTTTTATGGCCGACAGGGCTAAATGGGATAACCCGTATGGATTTGCACAGTACGATAATGCGCTAACCGACGCATGGCTGGCAGGGCATAATGCTGACTAACTAACGGCAAGTCATTGTTCTATGGGGGTGCTATTCGGCACCCCTTTTTATATAATATATATGTAGGCTAACTTTGACATAACATAAAGGAACTAACTAATGACACACGCACTTTTGAATACCAGGAATACCGTCGTTGCAGCCCTGCAAGAACAAGGCTACGACATACGCGGGGCTGGCATGTTTATCAACGGCAACAGGTACGAAGCTGATATATGTGCGACCGCCCCAAGTGGAGAGGAATACCATTTCGTTATATGGCCGCAAGAACAGCCGAAAGTAGCTACCCCGGTGAAGGGCATAGAATATGGCCCCGACACACCAATAGGGGTTTTCCCCACGGTACGGGAACAAGAAACTAAGGCATGGGCCGAACTAAAGGACGTACTAAGCGGCATACCCGCTGAATCCCTGTACACCTTTTTTCATGGCGACGCAAGTGACCGCGACCAGCTGATGGATGACCTCGGTATGGCCCGGGAATCATGGTGGTTGCTTGGTGTACTAGGTGTAGAGGAGAGGTAATATGGATGTTGCCAAAGCAGTTGACGTAGTTATAGGCGAGGTTGTAATGAACGCCCCGAGCTACACCAAATTCCCCTGCGAATTCAAAGTTAAGCTATTTCGTGGTAGCCCCACGGCAGGACGGGCCATCGGCATATGCAATTTAGAAATAAATGCTGACCTAGCCGAACAACACCCCGAAAACCTGCGCGACACAGTTATACACGAAATAGCCCATTGTCTGGTACACCTAAACTACGACTATCGGTGCAAGCCACATGGACAAGAGTGGCAGGACATGATGTACCGACTTGGGCTACCCCCCGAACGTTGCCACTTTATGGAACAGCCGAACTTAAAGCGCAGGAAACATGGATTGCACACATATCATTGTGGGTGTGCAGAACACCGCCTGACAACAGGCAAGCACAACAAGATACAGATACAAGGCAGGACTCGCAAGTGCGTACAGTGCGGCGAGCAACTTAACTATGGACCAATGGAGCAAGATTATGGCTAAGACCACGGATGGTGAAAACTATATTGGAATTCGAGTATCAGAAGAGATACTTGAACAACTCCAATATATCTGTAAGGCTAACGACCGCAATTATTCTAGCCAAGTGCGAACTTTAATACGGCAAGAACATTTGAAACTAACTAAACCGCAGGAGCAAAACCAATGAAAACTATAGAACATACCAGAGTAGAATGTAGAGCCTATGCAAACCAGGAACTTTGTGACGGTGACATTATGGGCTTACTGATTATACAGGAAGGTGAGAATCAGTGGGCTAAACGTCGCCATTTTGTTAGGCATTTCACCAACACGCATGAACAGTTAGGACGTAGCGTAGCGATTACGTGGACAATAAGCCAAGGCGACCGTATATGAAACAGGTAGACAAAATGCGGCGTACTGACGCTAAGATAACCAAGGCTGCTAACGAGCTGAATGAGGCCTTACGGGATATCGCAAGGCCACCGACTCCAGGCTACTACAAGCTGAATTCACCAGCGCGGGCAGCAGCAAGGTCGCGGGCCAAGGCGTTTTACCCCTTTGACTAGGTAAATCAACCGCGTCAGATGTTGCAGGACGCGCGTTCGCATGGTAGGCTTGCCCCTAGTACCCCGCACAGGGGGGACTAACCGAGCACGAACAGGTGCTCAAGGAGAACGATGTGAGTGAACGCTACGAAGTAGAAGTAATCACACCACAGCACGAACGTAAGATAACCTTTTCCGATCTGGACGAGGCTGCAATCCGGTTCTACCACGAGGTCGCCATTGACTATCGGGAACCGTCAACAGAAGTTGCGCTGCACGATCTGGTGCAAGGAAAAACCTTAGCGTCGTGGGTATACGACATGAACGCTAATCTTGGCAAGGTTCAGTACGACCTGAACTGAGCTCTACCCCCCTGTGCGGATTAACGAGTTTAGCAATTCGGCGGCCAGCCGCGTATTATGGTAAGTACAAAGACTAACTAATAATCCCCCCAGGAGCACGATGTGGCGCAGACTCCCTTTTCCTTTACGGACTTCAAAGAACAGCTAGAGTACTTAACGGAAAGGGGAATTGACGAAGTAACTATCAGGCGGCTTGGACTTGAAATAAAGACCTTCACATGGCTGCATGATAACGGGTTCCCAAAAGTACCAGGACTTAGTCGTGGTATAGTGTGGAGGCTACGTGACCCCGAGGGAGTCGCCACAGGCAAACTCGGGGCTCGCGTATTCTATCAACAAGGCATAGTATCTAATGCCGACAAGCCTAAATTCCTACCACCGAAGGGACAGGTTCCTGGCCTGTACTTCAGCCCACTGAGTCCATGGGGGAAGCTGGAGTATGGCGATAAGATATACATATGCGAGTCTTACCTAAAGGCTGACATCTGCGCCATGCTTGGATTTCATGCCATTGGTGTGTCGGGGTGTTGGGGTTGGTCGTATACGAACAAGCTTAACTGGGACTTCAAACTACTGCCGTGGCACGACCTACGGCTCCAGCCTGTCATATGTATGGACTCCAATGTATGCGAAGCTAACCCGAAGCTATGGCTCGCGGCGCGCAAACTATCGGCCAGCTTGGAAGTTGAGTACCAAGTCCACGCGGGCATAATAGTCCTGCCCCCACCCAAAGAGGGTGACTGGGGACTCGATGATTACTATAAGAAGTTTGGCAGGGACCAAACACAAGATCATTTGCATGGGGAAGCAGATCCCCTGCCAAGCGCGATGTCCGACCACCTAAAGATCATGGGGCAAGAAGTGTGCTGGTGCGACCAACTGGCACGATGCATCAGGTTAGATGATGGACTCATTATGACTCGTAATGACTTTGAGAATGGTCATTATGCAGACCGACAGGTGTGGAATGAGGACGGGAAGCCTGTTCCTGTAGCCAAGACATACATGAAATGGCCAGAGCGAACAGTGGTGGATGGTTATGTCTACCTACCGGGCCAGCCACGACTCATTACTGAAGGACGTGGATCTTACAATGCGTGGGAAGGGATGGGATGCGAGCCATTGGCTGCCGACGTTTCCCTGTTTACCGACTGGCTAGATCTTGTGCTTACGGACGCGGAACAGGACTATATTCTTGATTGGTGGTCGTGGCAGCTACAGAACTTAGGTGGGAAGCTCACCACAGGGCTAGTCATGGTTGGACCTCCTGGCATTGGGAAGGGATGGGTGACTGCCATCTTTACGCGGATATTTGGCCCCAAGAATGTGGCGAGCGTTCCCCTGACTGTCCTTGAAAAGAACTTTAACGCGGAAGTTGCGACACGCCAGCTATTCGTTGTGGAGGAGACTGATGAGGTCGGTGGCAACAACCAGATGGTCTACAACAAGCTTAAGGACATGATAACGAACCCCATACTGCGGCTGGAGAAGAAAGGTGTTGACGCCATATATATTGACAACAAGCTCAATGTGTTTCTTACAGGCAATCAAGTGGGCATATTCAAGCTGGATGCGAACGACCGCAGGTTCTATGTAGCTGAATGCGTAGAGCCTGATGGCTGTGTCGCGGTGGCCAATAGCCAGACATTTTGGGAGCCACGATGGGATTGGATAGACAACGGTGGCGCTGAAGCGATATATGGCTACCTGTTGACGCGTGACCTCGCGCACTTTAACCCGAAGGGTATGGCCCCCATGACAGGAGCTAAACAGGATATGATTGAATTGACGCACACCACATTGGACCTTTGGGTTCAGCAGTTGCTAACTGAACCTGAGTCTGTGCTGGTAGCTGGACAGAGTGAAGTTGATGGTATGGTCGCCACCGCAAAAGAGCTCCTATGGTTATATAAGGAAGGTCATGTGCGGCTGTGCGATCTTGATAGAACAGAAGTAAATAGCATGAACAGAGCATTAAAGAATGCAAGGGTTGACTTGGCTAATGGTGGCAAGAAGATCAAGGTGGCTGGCTACCCGGCTCGTTATTTCATTATCCGGCCCACACCACCGAATGTCCTGAATTGGACCACTTTAGCGACCGATAGAGTCTTTTGGCAACGATTAGTAGCCAGCGAGCAAGGAAATAGTAGCCACGACAACGGTGCTGGCAACC